CGATATCGACCACTGCAAGGAATGTGAACACTTCATTCCGGAGAAACAATGTGAGCACGTGAAGTCGCCGGTTTCGCCGATGGGGTGGTGCCGACTTTTTGAGGAGGATTACGGGCATGGCAAGATCGTCTGATTATCGCGCAGTTTTTCATCTTCGGAAGGGTGGACTCCATAAAGCGTTGGGCATTGCCGAAGGGAAGCCCATCCCAGAGGAAAAGAAAGAAGAAGCGGCCAATTCATCGAATCCCCACATGCAGAAGATGGGCCAATTTGCTTTGAATGCTTCGCACTGGAGCCATAAGAAGTGAATGTTCGCTCCATGACGAAGGAACAAAAGCTTCGCGCCCGATTCGAGGCGAAGCGCAATCTCTGGGTGCTTGGCCACGACATCATGGGCACGGAGATGAAGATCACATGGACGGAAACCACGCACAAGAAAGTCTGCGAATTCTTCGTAAAGAAAGACCCCAGTTGGGTCAAGTTCGAAGATTTCGCGAGGAAATATGAAGGCCCACACGACAGACTCTTGCTTCTACCGCGTGAAACATTCAAAAGTTCGATTAAGATTGTGGACAACGTGCAGTGGTTTTTGTGCTGGCCGAATCTCAGGCTATTTACTTTTACCGCCGCGCAAGACCTGGCGGAATCGTTCATCAACAAACTGCAATACTATTTCGTCGTCAAGGGCAAATGCGAACGCGACCCGGACACAGGGAAACTGCAAGGCGGAACTCCGACACAGTTTCAGCAGTTATTCCCGGAACTGATGATTTCGGAAGACGAAGCGCGATCTGGAGAATTCTATCTACCGCACCTCAGTAAGACCGACAACCCCTCCGCTGGCGCTCTGTCGATTGGATCGACATCTTCTGGCTGGCACTGCGATCTGATGGACTTGGACGATGTAATCTCCGATTCGAACATGGAGTCGGGGAACCAGATCGATAAACTCGACGCGCGAATTGCGATGGTGCATGAGTTATTGATGAATTACGGATTCCGCCATGTGGTCGGGACGCGGTATCACCCGATGGACTCGTATGGTCGGTTGGCGGAAGAGTCGGGAGTCAGCTTACTCTATGGGGATCAGGTGACTCCCGACTTGCAATATATGTGCCGCCCATGCTGGTGGCTAAAAGGAACGGAATTCAAGCAGCCCGATTATAAGACATGGATTCCTAACGAGGACGACGTTGACCTGTTCTTTCCCGAAGGCGCTCCCTTCAAGGCGCTCAGGAAGAAGTTAAAAAAACCGGAAACGTTCTTTAGTCAGCAACTGAACGATCCGGTCGCGGCCTCGGGAGTGGAGTTCACCGAGGAGTTAGTTCGGTCCCGGTTTATCGACCACTCGCAACTCCCAAGGTCGGGGAAAATCTTTATCGCGTGGGATCTGGCATACAGCATTCAGGTTGGCCGGGACTATTCTTGTGGTGCCGTTGGGCTTCTGGACGATCACGGCCGCTGGTGGATTATCTCGCTGATCAAAGGGCGCTACGATCATATGGAATTGCCTTTCCAGATCGTGAATGCAATCCGTTCGTTTAATCCGGTCAATACCGCGATTGAAGACTGCCAAGGCGCGCGCTGGCTTCTGAACGATATGGACCGCAAAGCCAAGGAAATGGGAATCGCGCTTAACATCGACTGGATCGGTCTGGTGCGGGGAACGGAAGATGCGAAGTTTGAGCGCATGATGACCGTCCATCCGTTGATGAAGGATAAGCGCATTTTCTTCCTCAACACAATCGAATGCGCCGATGAACTAGTGAAAGAGTTCCGCAACGTCGGCCAGAAGAAAGCGAAGAACGACATCCCGGACGCGATCTCCCGGCTAACGACAACGTACAGTCATTTCGCTCATCAAGCGGCGATGCCGACGCAGATGGAAGACTCTTCCATGTGGAAAGAGATTGCGGATCGTGAATTTCACGATATGATCTTTAGTCGTGGGCGCTACGAACCATCAGAACCAGAGCCAATGGAAGAAGCGCCGGAACAAGAGGAATACCGGGATAGCGTGACAGGTTTGCCGAGTGCGTTCCCAATCTAATGGCAGTCATCGAAGCGGACGGCAATGTAACCGAGAAAGTCGAGCTGGAGCAGGAGAAAACTCCTGCCGATATTGAACGCGAAGCCGCGCTAGCTCTCGTAACACAAGACGCTCAGGATGCTGAGGCGTGGATCAATGCTAACCAGTGGAGTGAGCGTTGGGACGAGATCGATATTTTGTACGATACTCCCAGACCCTTCCGGAACTGGGAGCAGGTTGCCGTCATGCAGCCGAACGTCCAGCGATACATCATCTGCCGCCACGTAAACAGTATTCATCCTTCCATGCAGGAAGGGCTCTTCCTCGATAATCCTCCATTCCTAGCCCTCCCCCGGCCTGGAACCGAAGCCGATACGGTTCGCGCCCGCTCCACGGTCATCAACTATCAGTTGGAGGAGATGGAGTTTGAGACCGAAGTCAGCAACGGACTCTTTCAGGACATTCTGCACGGAACCTGCATTTTCAAGTGGGGCATGGCATGGAAAGAAGTTCCCGATTTATCGTTCCAGCGCAAAGCACAACCGATTCGGCAGACGGGACCGCTAGGGCAAGACATCACAGTCCATACCCAAGAGTCGGATGAGTGGGAGGAGAAACTAGAAACCAAACGAGTGCTCTGCCCATTTTTCGAGAACCGGGAAATCCGGCAAGTCTTAGTGAACCCTGGATTGAGGCTCCCGGATATTCGCAAGGCAAAGTTCGTCATCGATAAAAGCTACGTAACTCTCGCCGATCTCTTGGAAATGAAGAAAGACCCGGATTATGACCTTCCGGGTGAGGCAAAAATACGCTCGTGGTTTGAGGAGCCGAAAGAGCAGCCGCAAGTTACGACGCAGATGGAGCAGACTGGCGGAGGAAATCCGTCCATCGCCGGACAAGGCGAACCCGGATGGAAGAAGGATGCCGAAGACCCATCCTTGCAAGGCTTGCCCATGCTCGAGCGCTGGGATCAGTACAAAGTCATTACCACGCTCAACAATAAAATTGTCATCAAGAACCGCGAGAATCCCTACAGGAAAATCCCGTTTTACTCTTGTAATTGGTTCAACCGCATCCGAGCTTTCTGGGGCTTGGGAGTCGGAAAGATCGTGGCTCAGGACCAGCGTCTTAGTCAGGGCGTAACCAATGGCGGCTTGGCGCTTTTACAGTTGCTTCTAGATCCTCCCTTTGCCGTAGATCAGGATTCGAACGTCGCCACGCAGAATACCCGCTTCCGCAAAGGCGGGTTCATCAAGGTCAAGACCAAGGATGGCGATGTGACCAAGGCGATTATGCCTTTGGAAATGCCCCGTCTGCCGGTGGCGGAACTGTTTGCTTTCCTGCAGAATTCCGAAAATGAATCAGAGGCCGCGGATGGAGCGAGTGCTTTGACTATGCAAGGTTCCGTACCGGGCGCGGGAGGTAAATCCTCAATTACGCGAACCAAGGGTGGAGTCGATACATTTTCCGGAGCGACAGCACAACGCCTGCAGGGCCCGTTAGACCGGTTCTTGCAGCAAGTTTTTATCCCGTGGCTCTATCAGTTGGATGAACTGAATACTCGTTTTCTCCCGATGTCACAGGTCAGGGATATCGTAGGCGAAGAACTCGGACGTTCGTTTGCAGTCGATGAGTACGGCTTTAAGACCGGGCGGATGAAGTTCGAGGCCTTGGCGGGGACCAGAATGGCCGCAAAGCGAGTTATGGCCCAGTCTTCAAGTGGCGGGTTATTATATCGACTGGTTGGAAATTGCGAAGATGTGGATGCAGTCCTCCGGATGGCCGAGCTACAACGATGTAATCAAGCCTTTGACTCCGGAGATGCAGCAGAACGCGCAGAACACGAACCCGGTCGCGCAGAAGGCCAAGGCGGACCTAGCAAAGTCGGATCAGGGCTTCCAGCAGAAACAGCAGTTGCAGGCCGATAAGATTAAAGGCGGAATTGCGCGGGATGCGATTAAGACTTCTCTCGACATGGGACTAGAGCGGGAACTGAGAGGCGCGGACGAACGCGCGACTGACCCGTTGATCGATACGGGAGAGGCGGGAGGAACATTCGGTGAGTGACAAACATGCTCCTCCTGATCTTAACGACGCGCAAAAGCGATCTTTAATTGGCATCGTGTCCGGGGACGGATATCAGACGATTCTCGATATCATGGAATGGTTTTGCGACCAGCAGGAGAATAAGCTTTTGGGGATTTCGCCAGCCTTGAAGGATGAGGTTTTCGCGGAACATGCAATCGCCCATGCACAAAGAATTTACTTTCAGGATGTTGTGGGATATATTGACCGTGTGATCGAGCACGAGACCGGACTCAGAAAAGACAACTCGCGTTTCAAGGTGGAAGCGGAAGAAGCAAACCTGATGAGCGCGTTACCGATTACCGAAATAGGCGCGGACTGCGCTTAGGAGCCATATGCCAGAAGAGACAGAAGTAGTTCCGGTTGAAGAAGTCGTTGCAGAGCCTGAGCCTTCCCTCGAACCGCGGATTTTACCAGCCTCCCCCAAATTCCGCCGCGTGATCCAGCCGGTCGATGAGGCTGGCCAGCCTCTAGGTTCTCCGCATGTTTACGAAGCGGATACCCAGGAAGACCTCGACGAAAAGATGGCGACGGCGATCGCCCACGGAACAAGAAAGATTCATGAACTAAGCCGGCAGATCACACTTGAATCCCCCGCCCTCCCCCAAGGGGCGATCCCCGAAGAACAGATTCCCGTCTGGAAGCCTCGTGATCTTACCGAGGAAGAGAAATTCATCGTCAAGACCGATCCTGAAAAGGCTTTCGACATCCAGCACCAGGCCAGATACGGGATGTCGGTCGAAGATAAGCGGAAGCTTGACGAAGAGACTGCGAGCAACTCGCGGGTCATGCGCGCCAAAGCTGAGACCGATGTGTTTACCGAAGACCATCCTGATTATTACGGGTGCAGGGAAAATCGGGAAGCGATGGTGCAGTACATCACGAAAAATAGGATGGCATGGCATCACACGAATTTAGAACTTGCTTTTCAGGACTTGTCTGCCAAAGGACTTTTGAAGACAAGGCCAGAACCAGTTGCAGCCGCCCGGACTGAGCCTGCACCCGAAAGGACCAAAGCCCCGGTAACGTTTCCATCGGTCATCCGAAATAACAGCAGTAGTGCAACCGGACCCGTGGCGTTGAAGAAAGGGCCGTCCGCAGAAGAGAGAGCGTTTATGAGCGCCGAACAACTGAAAAAACTGTACCCAGAGTTGCAAGGCGCACGCTAGTCTCGGAGAAACAGGAGGTAACCATGCAGGTCCAACATGAGCGGTTACAATCCCGCTTCTACCAACACGTCCGGGCTGCCTCAAGCGCAGATTACTTGGTATGACGCCAAGTTCGTAGAAAACTTAAAGCTCAACACGTTTTATCTGCGCTGTGCCGAACGGCGTCCGTTGCCGATGAATTCCGGCAACAAACTGGAACTCTTCATGTACCAGACATTCGGGGCGAACATCGCCCAGGTTGCCGAAGGTACGGTCGGGTCCGGCATCACTCCAACCGTTCTTACCAACACGACCACAATCGGTCAGTATGCCGATTACATTTCACTCTCCGATCTGGCGCGCGACACCGCTCTCGATGACGCTTTGGCCAACCTTCGGGATGAGATTGCCTACCGCGCCGCTCTGTCGCTCAATACCGTTCACCGCAACGTGATTGATACGGCTTACCTGATCGACTCCTCGGTCAACGCCCTCAATAAGGCTTACAACTCGCCCATCGTGAAGACGGACTTCGTGAACGCAGTCCAGTCTTTGCAGGGTCGTGCTGTGCAGCCTTTCGACAAGCCAGGGAACAAGTTTGCTGCCCTGATTCACCCCTTCTGTATCGGTGATGCCTTGAACGACACTGCGGTCAACGGCATCACGGATATTGCGAAGTGGGGAGGCGGAGAAAACAAAACCCACGACATGCTGTACGAGCTTCCCGGACCAGAAACTGTTCCGGTACTCGATGTCTCCGGGTGCCGTTTCTACGCTTGCCAGATGGTGACTCAGACTGCGAACTATCTCGGCCATGCCGGGGTAACCGCATTCCGCACTTACTTCTTCGGAGAGAATTCCAACTTCGCCATTTCCCTCGGCGGGAAGGAAGGCTCAAAGATCGGAGATGGTGAATGGCGCAACATGAGCGTCAACCTCGTCAAGAATCCCGGTACGTCGGCGGCTGATCCGGCTGGAGTAATAGGAGGCTGGACGAGCTATAATTTCAAGTATGCCGTCTCTCTGGGTCCGGACGTGACCATGAGACTTAGAACGATCGACGCCCCTTCGAACGTCAGTTAGTGATTCAGAATGAATGAGTTGCATGGTACTTGTTGAATTGACAAGTACCATGCGC